GGTTGGAGGAAAATCGCCGCCCCTACCACATTCAAGACGCGATAATATCATTTGAAACTCTTGCCGAAACCCTCGGCTATGACATCAAGAAACGGGAGGTTCCCAATGAGAATCACGAAGCAGACGCCGCGTAAGTTGCAGCGATACTATGTCCGTCAGTTGACCATGGCCGAATGGGAGGTCGGCCATGAGACTGACACTGGCAAGGTGGTTCTGGGGTATGTCCACAATGATGGGCATACCTACCGGGCCACAACCCTAAACGGAATCCTTGGTCATGCCAATGCCAAGAAACAAGCGGTGGAGTTTATTTATGCAAACGCCTGAAGAAATTGTGGACGGGAAAACACAGCTCGCCACCCTGCTTTGGAAGCTCCAAATCCTGAACCGAGAGGCCGCTGCGTACTGTGGCGTACAGGAACGGACGATTTACAAATGGTTGGCGGGCGATCGTAAGGTGCCCAAGTCGGTGCTTAAACTGTTGGAGTTGATGCTCGAAAAGAAAACGAGTACAATATGAAAATGGCCAGAGAAGGTTCCCGCCTCCTCTGACCAGTACGGAACACTGCATTGTTCCGGTAAGAACGGGCGTATTATAACCGCCTGAACCTATCGGATCAACCTAACATTTGAGGTTCGCCGATGGTTAATTCTCTCCCCTATTTGCAATTCTATCCGACCGATTACCTGTCGGACACGCAACACCTCACCACCGTCGAGCACGGTGCGTATTTTCTGCTAATCTTAAATTATTGGCAAAGAGGGGGGCCTCTTCCTGACGATGACAAGCGTTTAGCCGGGATCACGAAACTGTCGATTGAAGATTGGTTGAACGCTCGTTCAACGGTCGTTGAATTTTTTACAGTTGATAACGGCATGTGGACACATAGTCGCATTGAAAGTGACATTAACAAGGTAAAAAGCACACGCAAACAGCAGTCTGAGGCAGGCAAACTTTCTGCCGCTAAACGGTTGAAAAAGAGACGTAATTTAACGGTCGTTGAAACACCGTTCAACGATCCTTCAACGGTTGATGAACGCACCTTCATATATAGAGATACAGATACAGATACAGAAAGTAAGAGTCCTTACCAAGGAAGAATGGTTATTAATAGTAAGAGTAGGGGTGGGGTATGACACAACTTCGGGACTATCAGGAACAGGCCATCCAAAAACTGCGGCATTCCCTTGGAACGGGTAAACGGCGGCCAGTGGTGCAACTGCCCACAGGCGCAGGCAAGACCGTCATTGCGGCCTCAATCATCAGCATGGCCCGATCGAAGGGCAAGCGGGTGATCTTCGCTGTGCCGTCTCTGACCCTGATTGACCAGACCGTTGATCGGTTCCGTCAAAACGGAATCACCGAGATTGGCGTGATGCAAGCCCAGCACGAGATGACCGATCCCCGGCAGCCGGTTCAGGTGTGCTCGATCCAGACCCTGATGCGCCGGGATTTGCCAGACGCTGATCTCGTGATCGTCGATGAGGCGCATATGATGTTCAAGTTCCTTGGCGAGTGGGTTAACTACCAGCAGTGGGAGCGGGTGCCGTTTGTAGGCCTTACTGCCACACCATGGGCCAGAGGCATGGGCAAGGTCTGGGATGATCTGATCATCGGCACCACCATGCAGGAGCTGATCGACCAGAAGAACTTGTGCGACTTCAAGGTCTTTGCCCCGGCGCATCCTGATCTTGGATCGGTCAAGATTGTTGCCGGCGACTTTGACCTCAAAGGTTTGGGCGAGGCCATGGATCAAGGCGCACTGGTCGCAGACATCGTCACCACTTGGTTAGAGCGGGGCCTTAACAAGCAGACGGTTTGCTTCGCGGTCAACCGTACCCACGCCAAGCACATCCAAAAGCAGTTCGAGGAGGCTGGTGTGCTGGTTGAGTACATGGACGCCTACACGCCGATGCCTGAGCGCACCGAGATCATTAAGCGGTTTGAACGCAAAGACACGCAGGTCATCTGCAATGTCGGTGTGCTGACCACCGGGTTCGATGCTGATGTGCGGTGCATCATTCTGGCGCGGCCTACCAAGTCAGAGATGCTGTACGTCCAGATGATCGGTCGCGGTCTGCGCCCTGCCACTGGTAAGGACTACTGCCTGATCCTCGACCACAGCGACACTACGATCCGTCTGGGGTTCGTCACTGACATCAACCACACCAGCCTTGATGACGGTAAGACCCGCCAGAAGGCCAAAACGCTGCCCAAGGAGCGTTTACCGAAGGAGTGCCCCAAGTGTGCCTTCCTGCGGCCTGCAAAGACCAACAAGTGCCCTGCCTGTGGGTTTGTGGCCGAGGCAGTCAGTCAGACCGAGGTGGTTGATGGCGAGCTGATGGAGCTGACCAAGGACAAGAAATACAAGAAGGGCGAGTGGCCGCAGTACAAGAAGCAGGTGTTCTACAGCGATTTGCGCTTGCATGCCAATCTGCGCGGATACAAAGATGGTTGGGCGGCACATGCCTATCGGACCCGACTAGGTGTCTGGCCGAGGGGCCTGTCGGACGAGATGTCGCGCTTCATCAGCGCAGAGACCGAGAGCTGGATCAAGCACTACAACATTTCAAAAGCAAAGCAGCGGGAGAAACAAAATGCTAAAGCAAACACCATCACGGGATCTGGCAAGGGGTCGGTGGCGGGAGTTGCTGCCTAGTCTGGGGGTCGAGAGCAAGTTCCTGACCGGAAAACATTGCCCCTGTCCCATCTGTGGTGGCAAGGATCGGTTTCGTTTTGACGATAAAGAGGGGCTTGGAACCTATTTCTGTTCCGGTTGCGGCAGTGGGGATGGGTTTATGCTGGTTCAGAAAATCACGGGCAAGTCGTTCAAGGAAATCGCCGAGCATGTGCAGGAGGTCTGGAAGACCGTGAAACAGATGCCACAGAACCAGCGGGATGAGGTAGCCCAACAGAGGGCCATTAGGAACGCTTGGGAAGGCTCGTGGCAGCCCTTGACGGCTTCGCCCGCCGCATTGTACCTGAAAAGCAGACTTGGCCGCCCTTGGGCCTCTAAATCAATCCGCGAGTATTCTGGTGGAATGATCGCCTTGGTCTCCGATGTGGATGGCAAGCCGGTCAACGTCCACCTGACCGCTCTGACGCGGGATGGCAACAAGAATGAGGCTGCCAATCCAATCAAACGGGTGATGGCCGGCAAATTGCCAGAGGGGTGCGCGATTCGGATCTGGGATGCCGCCCCGGTGATGGGTATTGCCGAGGGGATCGAAACAGCAATGGCGGCGGCTATCATGTTCAAGATGCCGGTCTGGGCGGCCATCAATGGTGCCCTGCTGGCAAAGTGGGTGCCGCCTGATGAGGCCCGCACGATCCACATATTTGGCGACAATGACGTCAACTTTACCGGGCAGGCGAAGGCCTATGCACTGGCCAACAGGATTTCGGTACAGTTCGAGCGCGAAGTGATTGTGAGAATACCAGACGTAATTGGGCAGGATTGGAATGACGTTCTGAAGGGACAGGGATATGATAACCTTTAAATTATCGCGGGTTGAGATTGAATTTGCATCATTTGTCGGTATGCAGCGGCTATCTGAACGGATGTTTGTCAGCGGCAAGCATGCTTATGGAGCGGATGGTAGCAAGGGCCTGTTCGATACCAACCTGAGCGGCGCGATCGGAGAGTACGCCGTCTGCAAGTATCTGGACTGCAATTGGTCACAGCAGCCTGACAACATGAAAGTGCCTGATGTAGGGGGTATGGTCGAGGTTCGATCAACACCGCACTCTGACGGCCTTCTGCGGCTACACGACAAGGATCCTGACCAGTTGCCGTTTGCTCTGGCCCTGACCCATGAATTGCCAGTTGTCCATTTGGTAGGGTGGATCATTTGTAAGGATGGCAAGAGGCCTGACTACTTTGCCGATCGATGGAACAACAAGAGGCCGGCGTACTGGGTGCCGCAGGATAAGTTGATGCCAATGCACCATCTGAAAACGCGGTATCGGGAGTGGTGGTATAAAAAATCGGGTGGTGGGCAAGAGTAATTGCCCAATGGGCATGGAGTTTGACCGATCAAAAAGTTT